GAAGGTCCTGTTAAAGATAAATCAGTCTACGACATAGCTAAACAGTTTGCTGCTAGAGTCAGCAAAGGTGAAGTGGAAGCTAAACATAGCACTGATAAACGTGAAGAAGCACCATTTTAAAAAGATTCCGACGCGTGTTTGGAAGGGGGCGGTAGCGGGAGACTCAAGCCGCCCTTTTTAATTATATGATAGAACAATTTAAAAAAATATTTAAGGGCTTACAACGAGCACATGGCTGTACCCACGTTGAAAAAAAGAATGCAGATGGAACCAAACTTAAAGGTAAATCTTTTGTTAAACGTGAACCTGTTACCGATTTATTATGGGAGAATCATCTCAAAGGTATTGAACCTAGTCTTGGCATCATTCCCATTAATGAAGATAATAAATGTTCTTGGGGATGTATTGATATAGACAGCTATGCCAGCTTTAATCATAAACAATTATTAAAAAAAATTAGAGAAACGGATCTTCCCTTAGTGACGTGTCGATCTAAAAGTGGAGGTGCTCATGTCTTTTTATTTACCACAGTGCCTGTGGACGCAGAAATATTACGAAATAAATTATTATCCATTAGTGCGGTGTTGGGGTATGGAAATTCTGAAGTCTTTCCAAAACAGATCAAATTAAATTCCAAAGAGGATACAGGAAATTTCCTCAACTTACCATATTTTAATTCACAAAAAACAACAAGATATGCCTTTCTAGAAAATGGAGAAGCTGCTACACTAGATGGTTTTTTTGAAGTCTATGAAAGAAATAAACTCACACCAGAACAATTAGAAAATCTTAATATTAAAAGAAAACAATCTGATTTTATTGATGGTCCTCCATGTATTGAAACCTTAGCTGCTGAAAAAATTGGTGAAGGCAAAAGAGATAACACTCTATTTCATTATGCTGTATACGCTAAAAAGAAATGGCCTGGAGAATGGAAGAATAAATTAATTTTATTTAATCAAAATTATATGGTCCCTCCATTGGACGATGCTTCAGTAGAAAGAATTAAACTGCAACATGAGAAAAAAGAATGGGGATATAAATGTAAAGACGAGCCCATGTGTAGTTATTGTGATAAATTTTTATGCAAGACAAGACCTTTTGGAATCGGAGGAGAAGTTACTTTTCCTCTTCTTAGTGATTTACAAAAAATTTTACTCGACAAACCTTACTACTATGTCAATGTGGATGGAGAAAGAGTTAGACTGGAAAATGCAGTAACACTCTATGATCAAAGATTATTTCAAATAGCGGTCTTAGAACAAATTAATAAAGTCCTTCCTACTATTTCTAAAAAAGAATGGAAAAAACTTATTCAAGACTTAATGGACGGACGAGAGGATATTGATCCTCCAGCAGGCTCTTCCAAAATTGATCAACTTCAAGATCATCTTGAAGAATTTTGTACGAATCGTAGCTCAACAACCGCAACCAAAGAAGACATTACACGAGGAAGTGTGTTTCAGGCAGACAAAAAACATTACTTTATATTTAGTAAATTTTATCATGGCTTTTTAGTTAAAAAGAAATGGGATGAAAAACCTCAATTCACTCATCAAATGCTCAAAGAACATTTTAAATGCGCTGAAGATCGAATGATGATTGGTAAAAAGAAAGTTTCTGTTATTGTAGCCAGCTCATTAGAAAGAATTGAAACCCCTTATATTCCTAAAGAACTCAGACCGAAGGATCCTTATTAATGCAAAAAGTTTTATTAATTTTGTTTATTCACTATTTGATGATGGCTCAAATTTATTTAGGTGTCCCTATCCCATGAAAACAATTGTATTAGGACCACCAGGTACAGGCAAGACTACGACCATGTTGAATAAAGTGGATGATCATTTAAAAACAACGGATCCTAATAAGATTGGCTACTTTGCCTTCACTCAAAAAGCAGCCTATGAAGCACGGGATCGTGCCATGGAAAAATTTAATTTAAGTGAAGATGATCTTCCTTATTTTAGAACGCTTCACTCCCTGGCTTTTAGACGATTGGGAATTAAAAAAGAAAACGTGATGCAAAAAAGTCATTATGAAGATTTGGGAAAGCGAGTAGGCTTTCCTGTAGATTATATGGAATATGAAGATGAAGAAGGAGGAATTTTTGCAACTAAAAGCGATTACTTACGAATTATTCAACTCGCAAAATTGCGTAACATTTCTTTTGAAAGGCAATATGATCTCAAAGAGCATACTCAGGATGTTGAATTTGATAAGTTAAGAATCCTAGCAAATGAATTAGAACGCTATAAAAAAGAATATACTCTTATTGATTTTAACGACATGATTTTAAAGTTTGTAAAATCAGATGCGTCTCCGGCCTTTGATGTGGTCTTCATTGATGAAGCGCAAGATTTGTCACTGATCCAATGGGACATGGCGAAAAGCATTTGGAATAAATCAGGAGACTCTTATATCGCCGGTGATGATGATCAGGCCATCTTTCGATGGGCTGGCGCTGATGTCGACAGCTTTATTGCTCAGACAGGGAAAATTTTAAATCTAACTCAGTCATACCGAATCCCTCGTGCGGTTCATGATGTAGCCATGAAAATTATTGGTAGAGTTTCTAATCGTTTGGCTAAAAAATGGGAACCCCGAACCTATGCAGGAACGTTAAAGCGATATCATGATTTTGAACAAGTCGATATGACTAAAGGAGAATGGCTCATTCTGGCTCGCACACGTTATATGTTAAATGAACTCGAAGAAACGCTTTATCAAAAAGGATTATATTACAAAAATAAATTTAAAAAATCTTATGAAGAGGATTTATATGAAGCGATTATCGATTGGGAAAAATTACGTCAAGGCGCTTCTCTTGAACATAGCAAAATAGAAAGAATTTTTAGTTTTATTAGTCCCAAAAATTTAGAAAAAGAAAAAATGTTTGGAATGGTCAAGGATAGTTTTTATAATATTACTCAATTAAAAAAAGATTTTGGGTTAAGAACTGATGGAATTTGGTACGAAGCATTGGACGATGCTTCTTCACGAAAGGTCGAATACATCAGAAAGATGAGAAGTAACGGAGAACAATTAAATAAAAAACCCCGTATTTTATTATCAACGATACATGGTGTCAAGGGAGGCGAAGCCCAAAATGTTGTTCTTCTAACCGACTTAAGTCTGAACACACAAAAAGGATATGAAAGGAATCCTGACGATGAAAATCGATTGTTCTATGTAGGGGCAACCCGAACGAAAGAAAATTTACATATTATAGAACCAAAAGATTTTTACAAAAGTTATCAAATATGAGTGCATATAAAAAACAAGTAGGTGGCCGTCACTATATGGACATGGTGATGCAGCCAAGTGAGTTTATAAACAAGAACAAATTGCAATTCGCAGAAGGAAATGCTATTAAATATATCTGCAGACACGCAAATAAAGGAGAAGTTCAAGATCTAGAAAAAGCTAAACATTACATTGATATGATTATTGAAAGAGATTATACGGCTCCGAAAGAAAAAGAAGAAACCTGGGTAGAAGGGTATAAAAAATGGAAGAGTGAAAGATGTCCGCATAACTAATGCAGATCCCTTTGTTCAAACCTCAAACGGAATGGTTACCCCCCGAGGAATTTCCTGATCTATCAGGGTACGAAGAAATTTCTATTGACTTAGAAACCAAAGATCCAGACCTCATTAAAATGGGTTCAGGCTCCGTGACAGGCAGAGGAGACGTCACTGGCATTGCCATCGCAGTCAAAGACTGGTCCGGTTATTATCCTATCGCTCACGAAGGCGGTGGTAACATGGATCGTAAGATGGTCCTGAAATGGTTTCAAGCCGTTCTTAAAACTCCGGGAGTTAAAATTTTTCACAATGCTATGTACGATGTCTGTTGGATCAGACACTTAGGTCTCACTATTCGAGGACGTATCATCGATACCATGATTGCATCTGCTCTCGTTGACGAGAATCAATTACGCTATGATCTAAACAATTGTTCAAGACGTTATACCGGTAAAGGTAAAGACGAAGCGGCGCTTTATGCAGCGGCCAAAGAATGGGGAGTTGATGCCAAAGCAGAAATGTATAAACTTCCGGCTCTCTATGTAGGAGCTTATGCAGAAAAAGATGCAGAGATAACGTTAGCCCTATGGCACGAACTAAAAAAAGAAATAGAACTCCAAGATATTGGTTCTATCTTTCAACTTGAACTCGATTTGTTTCCTTGCCTGGTCGACATGAGGTTTCTCGGTGTACGGGTAAATCA